TCTTCGTTCTGTTTGCAAATGATTGCAATGGCGCAAAAAGAAGGAAAGACTTGTGCATGGATTGATGCCGAAGCGTCATACGACCAGTCTTGGGCTGAAAGTTTAGGAGTAGATTCATCTTCCCTTATCTATTCTCCAGCAAAAACAGTAAACGACATGGTTGATGTTGCAACAAAGCTAATGGATGCTGGGGTTGACATGATAGTTGTTGACTCAATTTCTGCATTGTTGCCAGCAATTTATTTTGAAAAAGATGGAAATGAAATGAAAGATTTGCAGGATACAAAGCAAGTCGGCGCTGAAGCAAAGGATATGACCCACGCAGTCAAGATGTTAAACTATGCAAACAAAAACACACTACTTGTTCTCATCTCACAACAACGAAATCAATTTAGATCTATGCATGCTAGTCACATCCCAACAGGTGGCATGGCAGTCAAGTTCTTTTCTTCCACTGTCATTAAACTCTGGTCGTCTGAAGCTGAGGCGAATGCTATTAAAGCTGGGATTAAAGTTGGCGACAAGATCATTGAACAAAGAGTTGGAAGGCCAGTTAACTGGATTATTGATTACAACAAACTCGGTCCCCCAAATCTATCAGGACAGTATGACTTTTACTACCAAGGGGAAACTCTTGGTGTAGACCGTGTCGGTGAAACTCTTGATGTTGCAGAAATGTGCGGGATTGTAGAAAAAGGTGGAGCATGGTATACAGTAAATGGAGAACGTTTTCAAGGACGTGCAAAGGCTGTAGCATATTTAAAGGAAAATCCAGATGTTGTAAACAGCTTGGAAGAAGAGATAAATGCCAAATCTTAATGAGTTTCTTAATAAAAAGATTGAGCAAAAAGAGTATGAATTAGAAAGGCTTCCAGGTCTTAGAGCATGTAATACATGCGACGAGGATGTTAATGGAGCAAGTTGGGACCCTATAGAGTTGGTTATGTCTTGGAGATGTTCCAAAGGGCATGAAACAGTTTTTAAGGTTCAGTAGTGTCAGAAAGAGCAGAAGTAAAAAGAGATGGCGCTAAGGCTCAAAAAAATAGTGGTCGTGGTGATTATCAAAAAGGTGATGCAAAGTGGAATCAGTTCCTTGTGGACTATAAAGAAGCGAAAGCATCATTTAATTTAAATAAAGATGTATGGGCTAAAATCTGTACAGATACTTTTAAGGTAAGTCGAGATATGCATCCCGCTCTTAAAATAATAATCGGTGAGGATTCCAAGGTTCGACTTGGAATCATTGAGTGGTCGATCTTAGAAGATCTGATCGCATTCTGGGAGGAAAATAAAAATGGCTAATCCAACAATTACAATCGTTGGTCGAGTAGGGCAGGATCCAGTTAAGCTAAACGGTGGCGGAGTAAGACTACGCATTGTTTCAAATGATCGTGTTAAAAATGACGCAACAAACCAGTGGGATGACAAAGATACATCTTGGTGGACAGTTAAGGCGTGGAAAAGTTTAGCAGAGCAAAGCATTGCTACACTTAAAAAGGGTCAAGAAGTGGTTATTGTAGGAAAGATTTATGAAGAGACATGGAAAGACAAAGAAGGTAATAGTCGGACATCTTATGATGTAAACGCAGACACAATTGCAGTGACAACCTGGTCTTTGTCAAAAAACGAATCAAGTTCATTTAAGCAATCTCTTAAATCAGATTCTTGGTCGGCCCCCTCTAAGTGGGATATTACAGAGGCAGAGGTTCCATTCTAATGACAACCTTCCTGTTTGGGTTGTTGTTAGGTTTTGCAATCGGATATCCATTCGGATTGTTTATAGATAAGGTAGATAAATGGCAGAAGAAAAGAACACACTAGAACTAATTAGCAATATTACTGAGTTTAATGACCTACATGAGTTTATGAAAGATGAACATCTAGACAAGGCATTAGCAATTGTAGTAAAGCTATTAATGAATCCAGATGTTCCATCTGCTAAAGCACCCATGCTAATTATGGAGCTTCAAGCAATGTCTACTAAGTTTGCCGTAATGTCTTCTGTGTATTCAACTATTGCTAAAGATAAAGCGGGAACTGTAAATAATAATAAAAAGAATGTTTACTATTCAGTAAAAGAGTCCATAGACAAACTTGTAGATGCACTTAAGTATGTCGTTAGATATAACTCATGATTCAAAAAAGAATTATGCTGGTGTTTATTTTTATTGGTTCAGCAATAGGATTGTTTGTTTTAAATTCTAATCAACCAAAGTGCATTAACCTATACGTAGACTACGGAAATAATTCTACAGTAGAAAAGAAATGCGTCAGTGCCAGTGGTAAAGTTAATTCTTTAGATCTATTAAAGACACATGGGTATAATATAGAGGGAACAGTAAAGTATGGAAATGCTGTTGTCTGCAGAGTAAATAATTTTCCCAACAACAGTGTTGAAAAATGCCAAGACATGCCACCAGAAAATGCATATTGGGCCGTGTTAGTAAAAAAGAATCAGGCCTTGCCATTTCCAAGAAATGAATGGGGCTGGGCACAAAAGGGAATTAATGAAACTTTTGTCGAACCAGGAGACCACCTTGGCCTAGTATTTTCTACTAAAGGAGAAGTAAGATGGCCGTAGAATTATTAGAAGAAAAGGTTAAGAATAAATCTTTTCCAATATTAATTATTGCTCAGCTTTTTATAACAGTTTTTGCTTTATCTGTAGTTAATGAAATTGCAGTAGATGTTTGGCGTTCTTTAAGGGGTCACTGATGGTAATACTAAGTAAAATTTATACTAAAACTGGCGATGATGGGCAAACCTCTAACGCTAATAACGAAAGGGTGTCTAAGACTAGCCCTATAATGGAAGCGATAGGTGCTGTAGATGAGGCCAACTCTGCTATTGGAATGGCAACCGATGAGTATAATGATATTATTGAAAGAGTTCAGAGCGACTTATTTGATCTTGGCGCAGAGCTTGCAGGTGCTTCAACAATAACAATATCTGAAAACAGAGTAACATATTTAGAAAATGTAATTGATGACTATAATGAATATCTAGAACCTTTAAGATCTTTTGTTTTACCAACAGGACCACTGCACAATGCAAGGACTGTTGTAAGAAGGGCAGAGCGTGAAGTTTGGAAGATAGAAAATGTAAATCCAAACATTGCTAAGTATTTAAATCGTCTATCAGACTTATTGTTTGTTATGGCTAGATATCACAATAAAGGAAAAGAAAAAATGTGGGTGCCAAACAATGGCTAGAGATATTGTAAAGAACCTCAAGTTTAAAAAGCACACTGGTAAGTTCTTTGATCCAGAACTATTTGCTCAACTACTTGATGAGTCTTATAGAAATACAAAACGTGCAGATGGTGAGATGACAAAGAAGTCATTTAGCCCAAGCTCACTTGGGTATGGACACGGAAATTGTCCAAGGTACTGGTACATGGCATTTAGTGGTGCAATGTTTATTGACGATAACGATGCTGTTGCCGTTGCAAACATGGCTCAGGGAACACAAGCTCATGAAAGACTTCAAAAACTTATTTCTACAATGCCTCAGTTTAAATCTGAAGAAGAAGAAATTATTAACGAGTATCCTCCAATTAGAGGCTTTATAGATTTAATTATGGAATATGATGGTGAAACTGTAATTGGTGAAATCAAGACGGCCAAACAAGAGGTTTGGGATACCAGACAATCTGAGATGAAGCCTACTGCAAATCATATGCTACAGCTTCTTACGTACATGAAACTAAAGAATGCTAAAGAAGGATTTTTCTTGTACGAAAACAAAAATACACAAGAGATACTAGTAATTCCTATTAGCATGAATGAACGCAATAAAGAAATTATTGAGAGCACATTTAGATGGCTAGAGTCTGTCTGGGATAATTTTCAAAATGGAGACCTCCCTAGAAGACCAGAAGGTGCGACTAAGTCAAAGATGCCTTGTACATACTGCCCAATTAAGAAAGAGTGTTATACAAAAGGCGGACCAGAAGGAACAGTAGACTTAGATTTATTTGTGGTGCCTAAAGTATGATTTGTGCTAATAAGGAGTGTGCTAAAGATTTTGAGCCAAAGACTCATAATCAAAAGTATTGCACAGATGAATGCTGCAGAGTTGCAACAAATCGCAGAATCATGGAAAAATACTATGAAAAGAAAGCTATCAGAAACGGTGCTGTTCGTCCATGCAAGAGATGTAAGATACAATTAAGTAGATATAATAAAACAGAATACTGTGCTACATGTGAAAAGAATATAGACTTAACTACAAAAGGCAAAGTAAAAAGGATGCTAAATGACATTGGCTGATCTTGTAAAAACAAAAGCAAACAGGGTGTTGGGCATAGATGCCTCAACAAACTCTATTGCTTTCTGCTTGATGGAAGACGATAAGCCATTAAAGTGGGGCAAGATTGAGCTTAATGGTCTCGATATATATGAAAAGATCCATGACGCAAAGAATAAAATGCATTCCATGCTTGAAGAGTTAAAGTCAGATTACATTGTTGTTGAGGGTGCAGTGTTTGTTAAATCAGCAGATGCAGTAATTAAACTATCTTATGTTTACGGGGTGGTAATTGCAGAGCTTATGTCAACAGGGGCTAAAGTTATAACTATTTCCCCCTCATCTTGGCAAGCCTACATAGGAAATAAGAATCCCACTAAAGAAGAAAAACAAGCCATTAGGGTAGAGAACCCAGGTTACGCTGACTCATGGTATCAAAACAAATTAAGAAACATGAGAAAGCAGAGAACTGCTGACTATTTTAATAGGAAGTATAATTTAAATGTGGTGGATTTTGACGTTGCAGATAGCTTTGGCATTGCACATTATGCTAACAAGGTGCTAACAGAGCGATGAAATTATATCAAAATAAAGACTGGCTATTCAGAAGATATTCTGTTCAAAAGAAAACGGTTACTGAAATTGCTGAAGAGTGTAAGGTTTCTGCTATGACTATACAGAGATATTTAGAAAAGTTTGGATTGATTAAAAAAAGATGAGCAAAGACGTGTGGCTAAACGCCAATCAGGAAACAGCTGGAGACCTTATACTTACTGGGTATCATGGGCCTTTGAGAGATATGCCTGTGTACGATGAAGTAAGATCCTTATTTGGACACGGATCAACAGCATTAGATTTTGGATGTGGGGTGGGAAGAAACTCCGTAGCCTTATCAGATACATACGATAAAGTTATTTCTTTTGACTTGCCAAGCATGATAGGTTTAGTACCAGAAGATAACAAGTTAAGTAATATAACATACACTACTGATTGGGAATATGTAAAGTCTTTTAAATTTGACACAGTTTTAGCAAGCCTTGTATTTCAACATATAGAGGACTCAGAGCTGAATTCATATTTAGCCGATTTGTCTCAAATAGCGGACAGGTTGGTGCTGCACAGCAGAACTTGGATTGACCATTCTGCGTCGCAGGTATTGCCAATTGTTGAAAAATATTTTACAATAGACACCATAGAGTATTCTAGAGATCCCAATAACCCTATTGACGATCACTTTATTGCAACATTAAAAAAGGGGCGGAATAATGCTAAAGCCAGTATATGAAGATGTTAACAATTTTAATTGTAGTGATCTGTATTTAAAATCAGTAGGCGCTCCAGCTGGCAATAAAATATGGTCAGCATGCCATGAAATTGCACACATGCTAATTGAGAAAAATATCTCATACGGTAACTCAGCCCTTGAACCTGCAAGAATATTTTCAACGGCGGACTCAACAGAACAATTAAAGGTTCGTATTGATGATAAATTAAATAGAGTAAAGAATAATCAGGGCTTTGCTGGAGATAACGATATTGATGATTTAATTGGATATTTAGTATTATTAAAGATTGCAAACGCTAATTCTAATTGACATTTTAGTCAACTGAAAGTACAATAGGTTAATGAGCGAAATAGAGCCAGCCCAGCATTTTGATAGAATGAATAGAGTTGTAGAAGAACTCTTAAAGGGCAACACGCCTACACAAATAGCCACAATTACTGGATTTCAAAGAAAAGAAGTTTTGGGATTCATTGATGAGTGGAAGACTGTTGTGCATAGCGACAGTGGTATACGAGATAGGGCCAGAGAAGCAATATCTGGAGCGGATCAGCATTATGCAATGCTGATTAAAGAAGCTTGGAAAACAGTAGAAGATGCAGATCAAGCAGGCCAGTTAGCTGTAAAGTCTGGTGCATTAAAACTAATTGCTGATATAGAAACAAAAAGAATAGCAATGCTACAGTCAGTTGGCGTACTTGAAAATAATGAAATTGCTTCTCAGATTGTTGAAACAGAACGTAAGCAAGAAGTTCTTGTAAAGATATTAAAAGAGGTTTCTTCAACTTGCCCAAAATGCAAGATGGATGTTGCAAAAAGATTATCTCAAATTACTGGCATAATTGAATCAGTACCAGTAGAGGAAGCAGATGTCGTTTGAGTTTGATGACCTCATTGACATGCTTGATGGGGAAGAGTTTGACGAAAAGCCAGTCGACTTAAGAACATTTGTTAACCACCCAGATTATCTTGGCCTGCCACCACTCTCAGAATATCAGTATACATTAATTGAAAAAAGTTCTCAAATTTATAAAGAAGCAACTTTAGTAAAATTGTTTGGTGAAGAAGAAGGAAAGATTCGATTTAAGCAAACTGCAAACGAAGTAGTTGCTCAACTCGGCAAGGGATCAGGAAAAGATTACTGCTCAACAATTGCAGTTGCCTATATAGTTTATTTACTATTGTGCTTAAAAGATCCAGCTACGTATTATGGTAAACCACCAGGGGACAGCATTGATATTATTAATATTGCTATTAACTCTCAGCAAGCAAGCAACGTTTTCTTTAAAGGATTTAAAACACGCATTGATAAGTCGCCATGGTTTGCTGGAAAGTATAGCGATAAAGCAGCAGAAATTAAATTTGATAAAGCAATTACAGTTCACTCAGGCCACTCAGAAAGAGAAGCTTGGGAAGGATATAACGTTATTGTAGTTATCCTAGATGAGATTTCAGGATTTGCTATTGAAAATACAACGGGGCATGATCAGGCAAAAACAGGTGGCGCAATCTATGACATGTATAGAGCATCAGTTGATTCACGTTTCCCAGACTTTGGAAAAGTAATTTTGCTTTCTTTTCCACGCTACAAGAACGATTATATACAACAAAGATACGATGCTGTGGTGGCACAAAAAGAAACTATTATTAGAGAGCATAAGTTTAAGATGGACAACGATCTTCCAGACGGAACAGAAGGCAATGAGTTTGAAGTTCAATGGGAAGAAGACCATATACTTTCGTACAAGATTCCTAAAGTATATGCACTTAAGCGTCCAACATGGGAAATTAATCCAGTAAGAACTATTGATGATTTTAAAGTTGCATTTTTTACTAACCCAACGGACGCCTTGTCTAGATTTGCATGCATGCCACCAGAGGCCGTAGATGCATTTTTTAAATCAAGAGAAAAAGTTGAAAAAGCTTTTAACAAAGGTCACCTTGCCGTAGACACATTTGGAAGACTAGAAGAATGGTTTATTCCTGATCCAGATAAAAAATATTTTTTACATGTTGACTTAGCCCAGAAGCATGACCATTGTGCAGTTGCAATGGCACATGTTAATAAATGGGTTAATGTTAAAGTTACTGACACATATTCTCAACCAGCCCCAATTGTTGAGATAGATGCAGTCAGGTATTGGACACCGACTTCTGATAAATCTGTTGATTTTACAGAGGTTAAAGATTATATTTTATCACTTAGAACAAGGGGATTTAATATAAGCGTATGTACTTTTGACAGATGGAATTCTCATGACATGATGCAACAACTAAAACAATATGGCATCAATACAGAAATTCTATCTGTCGCCAAAAAACATTACGACGACATGGCTATGGTTGTCTTAGAGGAAAGATTAACTGGCCCTCATATTCAATTATTAATTGATGAACTGCTTCAATTAAGAATTATGCGAGACAAGGTTGACCACCCCAGAAAAGGATCAAAGGACTTGGCGGATGCTGTATGCGGATCTATTTATAATGCTATAAGTAGAACTAGATTTGATTCTAATCAAGAAGTAAATATTCATACTTATGAATCAATGAGTTATGATAATGATTTTGGCAAAGAGCCAGATGGAGAAACAAGCTCTTTTAATATGATTAAGGCTCCAAGAATACCAGAAAACTTAAAAGATGCAATGGACAGGATGATGATAATATGAGTACTTATCAAGAAAAAGCAAAAGAGTGTAAATGTTGCGGTAAGCATGTTCCACTACCAACAGTACTAAAAGAATATAATGGAATAGTTTTATGTCCAACAACATTTTCTAATGTAGTTGAATATAAAAGAATTTGGATAGCATCTGGTAAAAGACCAATGGGCAATATCCGTAAACATTTTTCAGAATATGTTCAGCAGATAGTTGAAGAAACTATTGACAAAAATGAAGACGGCACGTTATAATAGACTTCTAAGCAACAATAGCTTAGTTGGTTAAAGCCCCGAACTCATAATTCGGTAATCGTAGGTTCAAGTCCTACTTGTTGCACGAAAGGTAGATATGAATAGCGAAGATAAAATGGAATATTATCTTTCAATAGGCGCAATAGAATTGTCTGGCATGGATGAAGACGGCGAGTTAATATTTAATATAACTGAAAAAGCAAAAATACTTGCACCAGAACTTTGGCAGGCACACGAAGAGCATGTAAACGAATCACTGGTTTCTTTATATAATAAAGGACTAATTAATGTAACTTATAATGAAGATCTTGAAGCAATAATTGAAATGTCCGATGAAGGAAAAAAGGTAGCAAAGGAAATGGGTTTAGTTGAAATGGATATGGATATAGATATTCCAAATGATTAGACAAATGCCTTCGTAGCTCAGAGGACAGAGCATTCGGTTTCTACCCGACTGGCCGCAGGTTCGACTCCTGCCGAAGGCACGAAAGTCCTTATAGCCCAGCGGTAGAGGCGGTAGACTTAAAATCTATACAGCGTTGGTTCGAATCCAACTAGGGACACGTAACATGCGGATGTTGCATATTGGTAGTGCCTCTGCCTTCCAAGCATGCGGATGTTGCATATTGGTAGTGCCTCTGCCTTCCAAGCAGAAGGGGTGAGTTCGATTCTCATCATCCGCTCTCTTTCTCACTCGTCCAACGGCAGGACATCGCCCTTTGGAGGCGAGAATCGTGGTTCGAATCCATGGTGAGAAGCTAAAAAAATGATATACTAATCATAAGCAGTACAAAAAATAAGGAGAAAAAAATGAGCGTTTTAAAAAAGATTAAAGATTTTTTTGGAGTTAAAGAAGATATTTATAGCGTAAAGATAGATGAAATTTTAGCACCAGTAAAGAAAGCACCAGCAAAGAAGGTTGCCAAGAAGGCTCCCGCAAAGAAGGTAACTAAGAAAGCACCAGCCAAGAAAGTTGCTAAAAAAGCGCCAACTAAGAAGGCTAAGTAATGTTTGAGTACTACGTTAAAAAAGTTACAAAGGTTGTAGACGGAGATACTATTGATGTAGATATTGATCTTGGATTTGATATCTCATTTAGCTCACGAGTTAGATTAGCGGGAATAGATACTCCTGAAAGCCGTACCTCAGATAAAATGGAAAAAGCACTCGGCCTTGAATCTAAAGAATATTTAAAGAAAGCAATTGATGCATCTAAGACTGTTGTTATTAAAACAGAAAAAATGGACTCATCAGAAAAATACGGGCGCATCCTTGGATGGCTATTCCTAGACGGATCTAAAGTATCAGTCAATGAACAAATGATTGCCGATGGATATGCATGGGGATACCTGGGAGATACCAAGGTTAAAGACTTTGAAGCGCTAGCAAAAGCTAGAGCAAAATCTAAAAAGTAGATATAAATGAAAGAAGCTTTATGCTTTGATGATGTACTACTAGAGCCAGCAACTAATAGTGTTGTTAAAAGTAGATCGCTTCCAAATCTTTCTATGAAAATTGGAAACCCAAATAATAAAGCAGCATGGCTTAATCTTAAATTTCCAATTATGATTGCTCCAATGGAGTATATTAGTAGTACAAAAATGCTTAACGCTATATCTTCAGTAAACGGAATCGGTTTTGTTCAAAGGCATAATGACATTAAAGATAAATTTGCTCAAGCAGAGTCTTTAAATGGAAGAAGCGGCTTTGCAATTAACATTGATCAAGCTAAAGATACTGATTTTATTAATAAAATTTTAAGCTTTAATGTAAAAGTTATATTATTAGATACTGCTTTAGGGCACACCAATGTTGTTGTTGATGCAGTTAAGCAATTAAGATCTATTGTTCCAAACAAGATACATATAATGGTAGGAAATGTGTCTTCTTACGAAGCCTACAAATCTCTTATGGATGCAGGTGCTGATTCAGTAAGAGTTGGAATTGGTGGTGGAGCAGCTTGTATGACAAGAATCGAAACTGGTTTTGGTGTACCAGTTTTAACATCAATAATGGACGTGTATGAAAAAGTTAAAGGTGATGAGATAAATGGAATTGTTGCAGATGGCGGGATTAAAAATAATGGAGATATCGTAAAAGCTTTTGCTGCAGGAGCAAGTGCCGTAATGATGGGTTCTATGTTTGCTGGACATGATGAATGTGACGGTGAACCAGGTTCTTTTAGAGGCCTGGCCTCAGAAGAGATTCAGATTAAAATGGGAGTTAAAAATCCATACTCTGAAGGCAAAGCAGGCAAAGTAGATAGTAAAGGGTCGGTCATAAAAACAATTAAAAATATGCAAAACTCAATTAATAGCGGATGCTCTTATGGTGGTGTATTAAATCTATCTGATCTTGCTAAGAATGCTAAGTTTATAAAGGTATCACAGGCTAGCCTAAAAGAGTCATGGCACAGGCTGGAAATCTAAAATTCAATATGCTATAATTATAATGTATCCGCCTTATGGGGATACTAAACTAACTCGCTTAAAAGGAGCAAAAATGGTAAACGCACTAACCCTGGATCTTTTTAGAGATCCTTTTTTTATTGGCTTTAATCGTGAAATTGAAAGAATGGCACATGTCCATCAGGCTGCAACACGCCAGACATATCCACCGTACGATGTATTAAAGCTAGACGAAGATACATATCAGGTATCAATTGCAGTAGCAGGATTTACAAAGAGCGATATTGATGTTTCAGTAGATAATGGAACACTTATTGTTAAGGGTGAAATCACAGAGGTTACAGACGGTGAATATCTACACAAAGGTATTGCTGCACGTAAGTTCACCAGAACATTTGGTCTAGGTGAATATATGGAAGTAACTGGAGCTTCAATCGAAGATGGAATGCTACACATTAATGTAGATAGAATCGTTCCAGAAGAAAAGAAGCCAAAGGTAATTAAGATCAAATAGTCTTTGGTTCGCTACCGAAGGAGACCTGAGCAAGTCATGAAAAGGCTCATTTAACTTAAGGGATAGGTAATGCCAGTATACGAATACAAGTGCTCATATGATGATGCACACCCAACAATGTCAGTACATAGATCTATTGTTGATAATGATCCAGGCTACACATGTGTTGAATGTGAGTCAGAAATGACTAGACACTTTACTCCATTTGGTATACAATTTAAAGGTAATGGCTTTTATAAAACAGATAATCCTAAATAGTTAAGTGGTATAATTATTAAGTAAGCAAAGATATTGCATTACTTAGGAGATACCTAGTTGACTAGAAAGTTACAGTATTTTTTAACCAGCCTTTTTATAATCGGCTGGCTTTTCCTT